AAAAGATATTAGAAACGTAAAAGGATATACTTTAAACAAAGATTTTATATCCGATAAAATATATTTTAGATATATAACGAGTATTATATTTCAATATTTACCCAACTATAATGTTATATTTTCACATAACCGTGCTCGTGTGTGTAACCAAGTTGATTTACTTAAATATAGACCTGGAGGTAAATATGACATTCACGTAGATTATGATTTAGAAGCTCCTAGAAGTATGAGTTGTATAATAAATTTAAATGAAAATTATGAAGGAGGTGACGTTGTATTTTATGATCCTACTGATAGTAAAAAAGAAATTAAAAGGGTAAGATGTAAAAAAGGAACTATTATTTTTTTTCCAAGTAATTATTTGTTTCCTCATTCAATTGAACCTATAACAAAAGGAACTAGATATAGTTTGGTGTCATGGCTAATATAAAAGATTATAGATATAAACTTATAAAAAATTTCTTTTCAAAAGAAGAGTTAGAACTATTACAAAGATATTGTTATCATAAATTAGATGAACAATGGAAACCTGATTTAACAACAGATTGTCCTTCTTTTTATAATGATGCATTAACAAAGTTTTTTCTTGAAAAAAAACAAAAACTTGTTGAAAAAGAATCAGGTTTAGAACTTTATAAGACTTACTCGTATTGGAGATATTATATGTATGGATCTAGTTTACTTATGCATAAAGATAGACCTTCATGTGAGATTAGTGTGACAGCATGTATACAACATAGTAATCCATGGCCTATTACTATAGATGGTAAAGATGTATATATGAAAGAAGGAGAAGCCGTTATATATTTAGGCTGTGAAATACTTCACGGAAGGAAACAACTAAAACATGATTCTAATGCACAAGTGTTTTTTCATTATGTAGATAAAAATGGTCCAAACACTGAGTTTAAAGATGATGTTAAAATGTATTAATATGAAAAAAATAAAAGAAATAAAACCTGAACCAAAAAAAGCTACTGTAGATGATTTTATAGGGGTGTTTGATAACTTTATTCCTCCTGGACAATGTGAGGACGTTATTAAAATGTATCAATCAGAAGAAAAAGCTAACAAAGTATATACAAGATATACAAATGAAAGAATAGAAGGTTTTCGTAAAAAAGATTCATCTCTTGATCTTCAACCTGCTTTTCATATGTTAAAAGATGATATTAAAGATATAATAGTAAACTTTGATATGGCATTACAACAATATTTTATTGCAACTAATATAGATGCAATAACTAATTCTAGATTTGGTTTTAAATATACAATTATGAAAATTCAAAAAACCTTACCTGGAGAGGGCTATCACGTGTGGCACACTGAGTGGGGAGAAGGAATGGGAATGGAAGGATTTACTAGGTGGTTGGTTTTTTCTATCTATTTAAATGACGTAGAAGATGGTGGAGAAACAGAATTTTTACATTTTTCAAAAAGAGTAAAACCTAAAAGAGGTAGAATAGTTATTTGGCCTGCAGCTTTTCCATATGTTCATAGAGGTAATCCTCCTTTGTCTGGAGAAAAATATATTTTAACGTCTTGGCTTTGTTTAAAACAAAGTTAATTAAAATAAAAATTATTATGAAGTATATGAAGTAGGTCTTGCGCCTAATCTAGTAATTTTATCTGCTTCAGTTTCCTCAACAGGATTTCCATCTGAATCTATAGTATTACCTTCAGTATTGTTATCCCAATCTGCTTGAAGTTGAGCTAAATGAGCTGCATCAAATTTATCTATAAAATTTGTTCTAAAATCTCCTAATACAGATGCATCATAAGAACCGTTTTCAGAATTATCTTTATATTCTACTTGATCATTATCTACACCATCATCAGTAAATTGAATAGCATGAATATTATTCCATTTAGAATCATTCCAAAATGAATCGTGTCCTTCTATTTTATGAGCTCCAGGATTAGAAGTTGAAAAATCACCTGTTTTTTTAATTATTGTTTTATCTTCAATAATAATTGTCCATAGACCATGTTTTGACATAAAAATCTCCTAAGTTTTAATTATATATATCACAGTTAAATATGGTTGCAACACTGAACTTGAGTCACCTGTAAAATTAGCAGATAGACCATGAGAGTGAGCTCCACCACCACCTGCACTATTAGTGCTTGAGTTACCCATAGGATATGCTGGTTGAGAGAGACTTCCTGATGGACCACTTTGTCTGTAATTACTTTTTTTACCACTTCCTGGGTGAGCATGAGAAGGTAGTAAAGGACTACTAATAGTAGTGTTTCCTGCATTACCAGATATGTTTCCAGTATTTGCTACTGCGTTTGCTCCACCTGTAGATCCCACAGCTTTACTAGGTGATTTTCCAACCACAACATTATCAGAAATGTTTGGAACTAAAAATGTACTTGAACCATCTCCAGCCCCATAAGTAGTGCCTATTACTCCAAATAAAGTTGAATAAGTTGACCTTGAAACTGTTTGACCATTACATTCTAAAAATCCTGATGGAATACTTCCTGAACTCCATGGTATAACAGATCCTGTTGTAACACCCACTAAACCTTGAATGTTTGAACCGTTAAAATCATATTTTGTTGCTTCGTAATTTGCCATAGTTTTAAGTTTTAATTATATATATTTGAGTTAAATAAGGTTGTACCACAGAATCTGATCCACCGCTAAAAGAAACTGATAATGGATGGGAATGACCTCCGCCACCACCTGTATTTCCTGAAGTATAACCTTGAGGCGGTATAACAGTTGATTGAGGATAAGCAAAACCATGATTATTCATTTGACTGTAATCAACAGAGTGATCGTGACTAGCAATTTCAGGAGTACTTAAAGTATGGTTAGCAGCATTTCCACCAACGTTTCCTGCATTAGTCACTGCGTTAGCTCCTCCAGTTGAAGCTAGAGCTTTACTAGGTGATTTACCCACTGCTACTTTGTCTTGTAAATCAGGTAATCCAAATGTAGAAGAACCATCACCAGCTCCATAGGTTGTACCTACAACTGCAAATAATGCAGAGTAAGTTGATCTTGAAACTGTTTGACCATTACACTCTAAGAAACCTGATGGAATACTTCCCGCACTCCATGGTATAATTAAACCAGTGTTTACTAAATCTATTCCTGTAAGATTTTGTCCAGTAAAATCATATTTTGTTGCTTCGTAGTTTGCCATAATTTCCTCTAAGTTTTAATTACATACATTAATGTTAAATATGGTTGCACAATTGATTTTGAGCCACCTGAAAAATTTGCTGATAAAGGGTGGGAATGAGCTCCACCACCACCTGTATTAGATATAGTAATATCAAACATTTGATATGTTTGACCATACTGGTTAGGGTTTGCGTTTGCACCACTTTGTGGAAAAACAGGTTCACGTCCAGCGTTATAAGTATGGGAGTGACTAGCAATTTCAGGAGTGCTAAGAGTAGTATTTCCTAAACTACCACTTAAATTCCCACTACAAGTAACAGTGTTAGCTCCTCCAGTTGAAGCTAAAGATTTACTGGGAGATTTACTTACACAACAGTTATCTTGAAAATCTGGTAGACCAAATGTAGATGAACCATCTCCAGCCCCATAAGTTGTACCTACAACTGCAAATAAATCCGCATAAGTTGATCTTGAAACTGTTTGACCATTACATTCTAGAAATCCAGATGGTACTGACGCAGTAGTCCAGGGTATAATTAAACCAGTGTTTAAACCTTGAATATCAGTAAGATTAGCACCGTCAAAATCGTACCTTGTTGCTTCATAGTTAGCCATGGATTATTTCTCCTTATATGTCCAACCGGTAGTAGCGTCTCCTGAATAAACTAATGTGAAACCAGCACCTTGTGTGTTGACCACAAGATCGGCTGCTGAATTAGCTATGTTAGAAGAATTTCTTCCAACAGTTAATGCGTTAGTATTGAAATCATAACCTTGATCAATAAAAGAAACTTCATCACCAGCTGAGGGTGACGCTGGAAGTGTTGCTGTTACTGCTCCACCACTTGTGTTTACTAAAAGTTGAGCACCAGCTTGAACTGTTTCTGCTGCAGTAATTGCTCTCCATTTTTTTAGCTCACCCGCTTTTACAACATTAGTTCCATCAGAATATAATGTGTAAGTGTGACCTTCACATAAAAGAACACCTGTTCCAGATGTAGTTTTGAAAGTTAAAGTGTAACCTGCATGATTACATCCATCTTCAACTACATATGTTTTTTCAACTGAATCTGGAATAGTAACATTTAAATTACCTTCGAGAGTTCCAGTTAATTTAATAACTTCATTCTTACCATTTGATAAAGCACCATTTGTAAAAGTTAAAGCTCTAGATGCGTTAGTTACGTTAAATGCGTCATAACCACCAATTGCTTGTTCAAGAATTAGTAAGTTAGTATTTGTAATTTGTCCCCAAGTTCCTGAGTTTTCTCCAGTTGCTTGAACTGTTAATTTTAAACTAGCTGATGTTGAGTTTGCCATAATTTAAATTCCTTATTTGCGTTTACTTTACTAAAAAATTGAGTTTGTGTCAAACTCATTATGCAGCTACTTCTGTCCATCCTGGAGGATTTATAGGCGCTGTACCTGTGTTTACTTCGTTCCAGATTAAAGCACTACCAGAACCTTGGCCCATAGTCAAGGTATTTCCTGTTAGTGGTACATCTACATGAATAACAATATTTTCATTTCCTAAAGATGCACTCATTGCTATACCAGTTACATCTACAGGAGTATTTAAATCAACAGCAAGAGTACCTAAATTTGCACTCATTGCTATACCAGTTACATCTTGTGGAACATCTCCTTGCATTCCTAATTGGCCTAAAGAACCAATCATGAAATTACCTGTAATCATAGCATCAGGTGCAGGATCCACATTTGCTATTGTTACTTGAGCTACGTTTAAAGTATTGGCAGTTACATTTGCATTACCACTAATAGTTTCTGAAACACTTCCTAAGTTAGAAGACATTGCAACACCTGTTACATCGATATTTGCAAATTGACCTTCAACACCCCATGCATTTACATTCCATTGCTGTCTACCCCAACCTTGCGCGTTGAATGCATCAATGGTACCTAAACTTGCTGTTGCTTGATTACCTGTAGCCATCGCATCAGGACCAGCGTCTGCTGTTCCTAATGTACTAGACATTTCTACTCCAACTGGAAATACTTTTGATTGAATATCAATGACAGGAGTACCTAATGCTCCAGTTATTGTTTGACCATTGTTTGTAGCAGGGCCAGCACTTGCACCTGCTTGAATATCTACACTACCTGTATTTGTAGTTGCTTGATTTCCTGTTACTAATAATGTTCCAGAAATACCCCATGCAAAACTATTCCATTGTTGTCTTCCCCAACCTTCTAAATGAAAAGCATCAAGTGTGCCAAGTGCCATAGATGCTTGAACTCCAGTGACTGATGCGTCAGGGCCAACATCTACTGTTCCTTCACTTGAAGTTAATGATATACCTGTTGGAGTAACTAAAGCTAAACCTGTAGCACTCACACTACCTTGAGTGGTAGTCATGGCTATTCCTGTTACATCAATATTTGCATCTCCTATAGTTTCTGTTGGAGTTCCCAAAGCTCCTGCCATTGCGATACCTGTAATAGATACAGTGTTAACAGAACTTCCAAAAGCATTAGTGTTCCAAGTAAGAGCACCATAAGAATCTGATGTAATATTAGCTGCACCACCCATTCCTGCGTGATTGCTGCAATAATAATATAAATTTGATGGAGCAGAGGTAGCTACAGCTATTTCTGTATAAGCTCCTGATGATCCAGGAGTACCATTTGTAGTTACTCCTGTTGTGTATGGAGTTGAGTTTCCTGAATCACTAGAAAAAACTAATGGGTGTGTAGAGTTGGATGAATCAGATTGATCGAACTTATAGGTCGCACCTCGGGCAAGAGCAACAGTTGCTTGTTGCACACCATCAATAAAATATTTATTTCCGCCACCAGTGTTAACAACAGTAACTGTAAATGTCTTGACCGCCATAGGAAGTTACCTTCCTATTATCCAGATATTCTTAGGATCGCGGCTGTTGATGTAGCTGCTGGAAACTGAATTGTGAAAACACCTGCTGTCGCTGTTTTATCTGCTCCAAAATCTAAAGCACATACAGCTGCATTAGTTGCAGTTGCAGAAGTGTTATAGATTAAAGCTCCTCTAGCAGTCAAAGTCACACCTGTAAAAGATCTGTCTGCGAAGTCTGCTCTTGCAACACCAGCTGTCAAAGAAGTCGCCTGGTTTACAAGTAAACCACCACCTGCTGTGTACTGACCAGTGTTTCCTACTTCGTTTGTAGGTGAACTAGTCAACAAAGATGTTGTTGCTGAGTTTAGAGTAGCTGAAGAAGTATAAAGAGCGATTTTAAACTTGTCATCACCAGAACCAAAATTATGCTCGCCTTCCAATAATTGTTGTTTGAAAGAATTTGCAATTGCTTGTGTTATAGCCATAGTTTTATCTCCTTATTATTATTTACCGCCGACACGAGGAGTACCACTTTGATATTCATCACGTCTTCGTCTTCCCATTTGTTCTATAGAGAAGCCTTCTAATACTTGTTTATACTTTCCTTCGTATAATTGCAAGAGATCATTTGGCCCCTTTAAGAATGAAAATGCTTCTACTAAGCATGCATATAATAAGCCATTGGGAAATTGTTGGCTAATATATGTTTGTGTATTTGTACTCGATAATCCCTCTGGTTTCAAGATATAATTTAATTGAATTGTATAAGTAGCATTTGGAGTTGGAGCCAATACTATTGTATCATCATCCCACCAGCTATAGTATTTTGGAACTCCTGTAGCATTAGTAGGATTATATTCTGACATAAAACTTGAATCTCTCCATTGTAAAAATTCTCTATTTTCAGAAGCACCTACACCATCAGAATCTACTATTTGAGCTGATCTAATTACTAAGGCATTTTGAGGTGTATCAATAAATCTTGTTGAAGCTATAACTTGAGCTTGAGCATATCTTTTATTTGCATCAGTGTCTACATCTCTCATAATTCTAAGTTCTGCATTTTGAATAAGTCCATTAACAATTGTTGTTGTTAAAACATTTGCATCTACTTCAGTGTAGTCTTTAATTTGTTGTACTAATTCTGCGTATGTCATTATGTTGTTACCGTTACTGTTCCTAAATTAATTTGTGCTTCTCTTTTTACATTAATTTCACTTCCATTATCTGGTACCATACTATTTGTTTCAGTTCTATAAG